GGCGATTGCTTTTCAGACGCCGAGCGTAAAACAGGCGTTGAAGTCGGTTGCATTTGGCTGTACAAGCCAAAATCGGGTGATGATGAATTTGATGGGTACTTTGACCTATCGGAAGAAGAAGAGCAAAGCCAAGCCGGGATTGTCCAATACAATTACGTGCGTGATTTGGTAGGCCGGTACGTCCAAGCCGTGAGTATGTATGATGAAGTGATGGAGGCCTCCAACACCATCAACGAGATAACCAAGCCCATTTCCACGTATGGGATAAAATTTGGTGCGCACTACAACAGTTACGATAAGAAGCACTCGGAAGTCACCCGCGACATCTTCAAGAAAGAACTTCAAAAGCAATGTTGGGAAAAGATCTTCAACGACTTCAAGATGGACAAGTTTTTAACCAAGGGGGTTAGAGAGAACATGAACAAGTTCGTGGAGACGCAAGTTCACGTGCCTTTCACCGTCCGTAACGTGCACAAGATGCTTGAACTCATCGTGGGAACGCACGCGAGCCGGATGAGCAAGGTTTTGATTGAGGCCTTTGACCTTATTTGCTCGTATGCACCCGAGAACAGCACGGAAAATGAAAGTTGGCGCACGAACAGCGATTACATGATAAACAGACGGTTTATTGTGCCATACATTTGCGAGTATGACAAGCGTTGGCCTCATGCTAACGTGAAGTTATCTTACAGCCGCAACCGTGATGAAATTGAAGATATTAACAAAGCCTTGTGCTTGCTCACTGGAACGGACTATGACAGCATCTCGCCATTGTACAACTTCGTTCAGAACACCACCGAGGTACAAGTAGGATACAATAACAAACACGAACTTGTTCCGATGCTTTGGGGGCAATGGTACGATTGGAACTTCTTCCGCGTCCGGGGATACAAGAAAGGCACAATGCACTTTGAGTTCAAAGATGAAAAAGTGTGGGAGCAATTCAACATTGAGGTTGCCAAGGCCAAGGGGTGGAGATTGCCGAAACAAACATCAACCAAGAGAGCAAGAAAGAAAAAAAACAACTAACAAAATTGATATGAAAATAGCAATATACAGGTACGCAAACAACGATTATAACCGAGATAATGGAATCGCATGGGATATAGCTTACGTTAAACCGATTCGCAGTAAAACAAAAGAAGATATTGATAATGAAGTAAATTGGCAATATACAGGCCCGCACGACATGGTCATCTTGGTCATAGATGTTGATGATGAAGTATTCGAGGCGATAAAATTCTTGAAAAAGAACTCAACAAGTGAATTTGACGCCGATAGCGGTATTGACGAGGATGAATATTATGGAACTATCTAAAAAAGTGAAATCAACATTTATATTAATCATCGCCTTGGTGGTAAACCTTTTCATCATCTTGGCGGTGGTTGAACACTTAGAAAGCAAACACATACCAAAAGAATTTAGAAAATGAAAGAGAAATACACTATATCAGATACATTGCAGCAACTCATTGATTGGGGCCGTATTATGAAAATGCCGCGTTATGCCGGTGGGCATGATGAACAGATGCAGGGGTTATTCAAAGATGCAAAGGTGATTGGACACTACAACGAAGGCGATTATCAAGGAATGGTTGCCACGTGTGTTCAGCTACCGGATGGACGATTTGTAATTTACAATGATTATTACGGTTCGTGTTCCGGATGTGATTCGTGGGATGGCGCAAGTGATGAAGAGATCAAATCTTTATGTATCAACCTTGCAAATGGAGCATATATATTTAAGTCACTTAGAGATGTGAAAGAATATTTACAAGGTATTGATAACAATTCAAGCTGTTTCCATTGGCGTGATTGTGCAAAACCTTTATTAAAGCGCGTCAATGCTTATGATTTTCGGCGTTCGTTGGAGCGAATGGGGTTCAGGCACGTCATAGATAATGAAGATTCAATGGCATTATTGACACATGGGTTCCTTATTGAAATCACAACTTCAAATGAAAACCCAAACGTTGCAACTGTCAGCATATCACAATTTGATGGGGAACACCGTTGGACTCGTTGCATTCAAAATGTCACAATGCCGGACATGCCTAACCGTGTTATTGATTTTGACATCATAGAACACGTCATGAAGATCATTGATTCTCTTCTTTCTCATGTACTAAAAGAGGTTTCAAATAAAATAAAATCAACATTGACCTCCAATTCCCGGGAAGCAATAAAAACAGCCAGTAAAACACAATGAAAAACAAAGATATAAGAACAATCTACCGGATTGAGAACCCGGAACACATGGATGGAATGTGGTATGACAAAAACGGTGTTTACAGGAAAACAATTCACGTACTTTGCCCGGATGGCATAGCAAAAAACTTCCCCATGCCACTCAATTTGGAGCTACATAGGAAAGATAGCCTCATTTGGAACAGTGGCGGAAAGTCAATCGAGAATATGAACGAATGGTTCACGGCTTCCGATGCCATAAACTTGAAAAAAAATGGATTCGAGTTATTCAAGTTTGAAGTAAGCATGTTTCAAGAACTCGAAAACGAGATTTTGTTTTGCCGGGATGGTATAATCAAACAGGAAGTCGTACCTTTGGAAGAAGTATGGAATATTTAACGACAAGCAAGCATGAGTGGAAAAACAGTATATAGATTACAATTTTTGAACGATGAAGAGGAGCATTTTTTTGGCTCGATAGCCGCCATCTTTGACGAGTTCACGCCCGAGCAAATCGGCGTCTCGAAATCTCGCTTGTGGGCTTGTAAAATTTCGCCGGAAAATCCATACAAGAACAAAATTTGCACGATCACGAAAGGTAAGATAATTCGCAAAAAAGGCGGCCGGGCAAAATAAACTTTTTCATCGATAAAAAGGGGAGGGGAAAACTGAAAAGTTTTCCCCTCTCTATATATATTTATATATATATTCTTCCTTCTTGTTAGTTGTCAGTTTTCGCATCACCTGCTTGTCACCCCTTTAATTTTACAGGATGTAACAGTCATGTTTACACCATATTGCGAACTATTTCTGCTTGTCAGTTTGCCTGTCACTTGCTTGTCACTTGCTTGTCACCCTCGGTGCCGTTGCGCTTTCAAAATGCACATCTCCAATTAATTACACTCCTTTTCTGCTTGTCGGGGGTATGTCTAAAAACGGCCTTTTTATCCACCTTTTCACCGGGTGTTTGTCGCTTGTTTTTCGTCTTGTTTGTCACCCGTTGAGTTTACACAAGGATAAAAACAACTCTCTCAATGTGTTGCGGGTGAATTTTGTTTGTCGGTTGCTTGTCACTTTGCTTGTCGGTCTATACTATTTCATGATTTCAATTATTGCATTTACAAATCATTACATCCTTTTTCTGCTTGTCACTTTGCTTGTCGGGTAGTGCTCGGGTAAACATGTTTTATAACATAAGATACAATGCGCCATCCGGTATCGAACCGACGTATTCCATTTTGGATGTGTCGGTTTTGTCAAATCCGGGGTATATGGCAACAAAAGTTTTACTTTCCTTAACCGCTTTTTCAAGCAGCTCACATGCCTTTTCAAAGTCCATAACGGCATACGGAATCATTGAAACCACACTTGAATAATCCTTGTCGGGGTATGTGCTTGTAAAGTAATCAAATAGAACCTTTCCGCTTACCTTTGTCAAATCAATGTCCTTAATATTGATAAACTTCCTGTCATCTTTGTTGTATATGTAGCAAAGAAGCTTGACTTCATCACTAAATTCTGAAAAATCTTTTTTTTTCATTTTAAATTTATTTTAATGTACGAATATAGGCAATCATTTCATCATATATTTCCGGCATGTATTTTTTAAATACCCGGTTTCCTATGAACGCGTTTTCAAAAGCGTGCGCCAAGTATTCAGCTTCTTTTTTTCCCGGCCCTCTAAAATAAGCACTTGAATGGCCATCACCGTAACTTATAACCAGTGATTTGATTGTATCCCGCGTTGCCATGATTTGCTCCAAAACATCATAGCGCGTTATCCCGCGCTTGGTGAATGTTTCGTCTTTCATCCGCCACACACGCGAAGATAATTCTTCTAATTTATTATCAATGAACGCAACTTTCGACCTGTTTTTCACAACATTGATTGTTTCAAATTCAAGCTTGTCTGGATTAAATCTTTTTTCGGTAACGGTGTATTTGAAGCGTTTTCTTAATGATTTTATATGTTTTTCTCTCAAATCTTTGAGTTCAGGCGAATGTCTTAAATTACGCTGCCAATCAAGCGCGTGTCCATACTCGTGATAAACAACGGCCTTTCTTTCCCAATTAGACCTTACCGCACGTGCCGCATCACTCAACCGAACTTTCCTTTCACCGGGATAATAAGCTGATTGATTGTCTCTTTTGACTATTTCAAGCGCGATTGGTTTATTTGGGTCGAATAAATCAAAGAAATCTTTGTCAAATGTGTATTCTTCACCATGCAGATAATCACCGCCGGGAGCAAATTCTTTTGGCATCATCCGGGAAACGCCCTTGCCATGCTTTTCTTCAAACTTCTTGTTCTCGATTGCCTTTGCAATCTCTGATTTTAGATTGTCCACGAGTGTTTCAAGAATATACCCGTCTTTATACCAGTCTTTTTTGGTGATAACACCCGTGAGCCTTGAATCAATGGGCACGTTGTGAAGTTTAGCTTCCTGTATAACCTTTTCCTTGTCAGAAGTGAATTTCGTGAATGCCTTATCGAGATAATTGAAGTCATTCTCCAAGGAAGACAAATGCTTTTTGGTTCTCTCAACATTTCTCTCGGCGATCGCCATGTCAAGAGCCATCGTTCCGGTGCCATATTCTGTCGCGCGCCTCTTGATTTCTGAAATACGGGATTGTAAAGCATTCATTTCAGCCTCCACGGGGTCAACAGGGGGCTTCTGTTGAGCCGGAAGGTCTATTCTTAACCCCTTGTCCATTTGGCCATGCTTAAAGTTGTCTCGGACGAAATATGGAGCCGATCGCCATTTCTTTTGTCGTTCCATATTTTCATCCACCCAATTGTTGAACCCGGCCGGCATCTCGGTAACCGCATCCTTGGATTCGTACTTTTTGTATTCTGTTCCATTCAATGCGGATTTAAGATCGGACAATTCTTGCTTGTCAAAGGTTTCTTCATCCATCAGGATAGGCACGCAGTAACACATGCATTGAGGGTGCCATCCTTTGAATTTGAATGTTTTCGGGTACCGACCTTTCAGTTGGTCGCAAATTTCGATCTTTCCCGGATTCTTCTTGTTCCACACATTGCGCAACCACTCTTCATGCCTGTTTGACACCCGTACCTCAAACCCAACCACAAAGTCCAGTTGCTGCCAACGGAGCCAATCAGCTTCACGGTACGACATATTGATCTCCGAACGCGTCAAGCGCATGGCATTTGCGTAAGAAGAGCGGTATACGCCTTGACCGGGATTGAACGCCTTTGCAGCCTTGGATAATTGCAAATTGCCGTGCTTATCTCGAACACGACGAAACAGCCTATCCGGGTCTTTCAGGTTTTGGCGCAAATCCCTTGATAGCTCGGCTGCGCTGCGCCCCTCACCGAGGCCAACATCAAGCCCCAACTCGATCTGGTCTTTATATTGGTCAACATAGTTCCATACTCTTTTGGATAAGTCCATGCCGCCAACCTTGCGGCCTTGAAAGGTGCTCAAAGCATCCAAATTGCGGTCTTGCATCTTGTTTAACCTCGCCTTGGATACTTTTGAAGTATTCATGATAGAGCCGATGAACTCGTCGTTCTTTTCACAAGCATACAACCACTGGTTGCGTGAACCCCTTTCGACAATGCTCTTCATATTCACTGTAAGCCCCGCGGTGACCTTTTGCACTGTCTCCCGCATCTCGGGGTGGTCACGTAGCGAAAAGGGTTTGTCAGGGTCGTATTTGCCCCGTGCGGCGGCCGCGGCTATTGAATGAGTGGCACGGTCGAACAAAGCATTCACCGCGTTTACGTATTCTTGCGTGTTTCGATAGTGTGCCGCGTCAAAGCCCACCATCGAGTACCTGTTCACTTTTCTTCTTTTCTTAGCCATTCTTCCGTGGTTCAAATTTATCGCATTGCGGGTCGTTCAGAAACTTGATAAACTTTCCATCCTTGTAGTGCGGGCAACGGCACATAAACGGCTTACCCGTGTCGTGTGATATTTCGTGCCAGTCATAGGATTTCACGCAATCCCGGCATTGACGCTTTACCTCTTCCTTTATTCGCTTCTTTGCCATTGCCTTGAATCTATAAATTCACCATGCTTTAACTTGGTGAAAATGTGTTTGTCAACGTGAAGAGTATCCACGCCGCATGAATCAGCTAACCAAATGACATAAGCTTCCGGGGCGGTTCTTATCATCGGCCTCTTGAAAACAACGTCGTAGTACGAGTACACCCTGCTTGGCACATACTCTTTGCCAACCACGTACCCGCTTACCTCACGGTGCTTGCACCCCGAAAACACCAACACGAGCAGTAAAACGAAAGCTATTTTTCTCATTACGCGTCAAATGTTGGTTCTCCAAGCGTGAAAGTGTTATCACGGCTTGCCTCTTCTTGGATTTGCTCGAAATCAGCGTCCGGGTCATTTGTCAGCCCGGCATTCTTGACCGATTGCCTTTGAGAAATAATCGGCTTGTTACCGTTGGCCGTTATCCAGTAGTTGATTTCATCAAGTTCAGAAGTCAACATGTAAGGTGTGATTTCCGGCTCGATTTCAAGTTCTCGGGAATCCGCGTCAAGCTTCGTGTTGAATTGAGCGATGAAAGCCTTAACCACGTTCACCCGGCGTTGCAGGTACTCGTCGAATATCTCGCGCTTGTCTTGCACTTTCAGGTGAGCATCCATAAACAGGAGCTTCAACGCGATACCGGATACCGCGCCGATGCCTTTCACGCTCTCGAATGAAATATCAGGCGTTTGGGTGATGGTGTAGATCATCCTTAACAAGGTTTCAATTTCCAGTTTCACCGATTCGGGCGCATTCTGCCATGATAGATATTTGGCGTCTGATTCTTCTTCACCCTCGATGATCGCCCCGGATTCACCCTTTTTCGAGAACCCTTTCAATTCCCCTTTGATGAAGATTTTCGGCGCGGCGTGGTAATCGTTGGTATCAGCAAAGTTTGACAATAATAATTCAAGTCTATCAATGAGTGAATCAACATCTTGTGTCTCTGTTTCTTCCTGACAAGCGTAAACGACTGGTATCTTCCCGATGGCTATTTGCTTGGGGAATCCCTCCACCACCACGAAACCCGCCTGTTCGCTTTTCCACATCCAATGCTCATCCGCCGTGTAAGTTTCGAAATACGTTGTTTCCTTATCCGTGGTATCCTTTCGCTTGAATTCGCGTGAGAAAGCCACCATGTCGCCCGTATCATCAAAATAGGGGTATAACGCATCTCCAAACGCGGGTGAAAATAAGGCGCAACGCAGCTTGTATTTCGATTTGAACCCGTAGTTTGAAACGTCCTTTTCAACCGGGAACCACAATTCGGCGCACTCGTTGAAGCCGAACACCGCCCGTGCTATCTTCCTGTTCAAGCTGTTTGATTTCACATCCTGAAATATCCGCTTCATGGCTCTCAATATCAATTCCTGATTTTCATTCTCGGGTTCTGCGCTGAATGAAACGGGATTCCCAAACAGGAACGCCACGGCTCGCTTGATTATCAGCTTTTGAAGAGCCAGTTTGATGCGGGCAACCTTTTCAACCCTATACCCCTCGGCCACGGCATCACGGGTAGCATCAATCTCATCTTTGTCAACCTTGATTCTTTTGTTAGGCCTATACACTTCATCGTTGATCTTGTGCTTGCTCGGGTCAATTGCTTGAAGTGACTTTTTTACATCCGGCGCGGGTGTTATCCGGCGAGACTTCAACACGCTAATCACATCGTTTTGTGATTCCTTTTTCCCTGTAATTTCCAATACTTTCATATCGTATATGTATTAAAATGACACACATTAGTAGCCAAAAAGACCTGCAACGTCTTGTTTTGATGGCTTTTTATAATCGAAATAGGCGCGCATCAAGAACAAGTCGCGCCAGTCCGGTGAATGGCCAATATCCCCTTTTACTTCTTCTTTCGGGATTATTTGAAGTTTGTTGTCTGAATCAGCATCATGAGTTTGAAGCCCCATTTGAAGTTCGGTAGTGATCATCTCCCTGTCATCCATCGAGACGTCACACTCGATACCGAAATCCCCTTTATTGATGCGTTCAGCCAGCTTATAAGCGCATTGAGTTTGCAAGTTCCTGTAATTCTCTTCTTTGAACGGTTTCCCGTTATTCTTGAAGCCCAGTATTTTGCAGTTGTCAACCACGCCACCGCCAACCCCGTCCTCATCGGCTATCGCTTGTCGTTTCGGGATGTTATACTTGCGCCTCAAATGGTTTATTGCCGTTTGAATAGTGGTTGTAGCACTCACATCGTACGAAATTACCTCTATCAACTTCCATCCCCTCCACACTCCGATTCTTGCCCTGTCACTTCCGAACCTCGCAATGTCTGCCGTCAAATAGTTGAAGCCATCATCCAAAGCCAAGTCATTGTCGAAAATGGCATTGATCGCGTCAAAATCACACATTGCATTCGGGCTGTCGTCGTAATCCCAGTTACCTTTCAAGAGACGCTCTTTTTTCACCTTGTCGTTAGTGGACATCAAAGCGTCAATGTATCCCGTTTCAATAAACGGGTTATCCTGAACGAATGCCGGTAGATATTTGAGCGTTGGTGATAGGGAACCGTTTTTCCAAGGCTTGTAAAACACTTGGTACATCCAGTTCTTTTTCGGGTTGCAAGTGACAAACAGCTTGCGAATTATGCCGTATTGGTCATTCAAGTGCCTTCCGATACGTGTTTTCAGCGTGTCATAAGCCCCGAAATTGATTTCTCCACCCTCTTCAATCCAACCGCCCGTGTACTCGACGGAACCGTAACGTTCATAGAGTGAATCACTTGGCAAATACCGCAAATCGAGGTAATCAATGCGGCTCCCATTACTGAATTGCCAATAATGATCTTGCCCGTTGTACTTCACATCCACATCAAGCCGGACGCCCAATGCTTTGAATACCTTAAAGAACGATAGGTGCGTTGATTCCCGCAACCTTTTGAGTGATTCGCGACCAACGAACCAGTGAGTGCCGGGATATGCCAAGCTTGCCATTGTAAGCCAAGCACACCCCGTCCATGATTTCGCGCCCCCGGCCGCACCCCCATAGAGAAATTCTACCGTGGTGTTATCTGTCAGAATGCGAAGTGCCTGTTCTTGCTTTTCGTGCTTCTTCTCGCCTACCGTCGTGATAGGTTCGAAAATGCCGCGCTTGAACAGCTCGACGCTCACCGATAGCATATCACCCGCATTACTTTCCATTTGCCTTGGCCAATAGTTGGTAATAGGTTTTCAATTCTTCATCAGTAAAATCCTTGAAGTCCATTTGAGGTATCAAGTCCTTGCCATCCTTGCCCGTGACCTCGGTGGAATGCTTGTTCTTCCAGTTGTCCGGGTCGCGGTTGGTTTGAAAGTGAATGATCGCTCCAAGATTTGGTTGATAATGTTTGTCGGTGATGGTCTGCTCTTTGACTGTCGGAATGGGATTCCCGTTTTTGTCTTTCTTCCTTGAATCAGCCATTACAGTCTTACGCTCTTTAACCGTGTAACCATTTATCAGTTTGCGCAACGACTTTTTGCACTCGACAAGAACGTCTTGCGTGAACTCTTCTTCCGCCTCTTTTATAGCTTCTGCAAATTCTGCATGCTTGTTCCGCCAGTTGTAATAGGAACGCTCGGAAATACCGACCTTTTGGCAAATCTCGGCAATGGTATAACTATCCTCTTTGATAAGAGCGACCACATCATCCACTATCTTCTTGCTATACCTTGCTTTTTTTGCCATTCCCATTTCAATCAAAAACCATGTTTTCAGACAACTCGTGCTCGTAGTACCACAAAGATTCCAATGTTGCCGAAAAAGCAACTTGGTACTCCCATAGGCCTGTCAATAGGCTATATCTCGCATCAACCACAACCCCTTTGTCGCTTTCGACCGTGATATGATATACCCGGTCTTTTATCCTGTACTTTGGTGATCTCATATTATTCAATCTCTAAATCTTTTATACTTTTAAGTTTGCCAAATTTGGCTTCCCAAGCAAATTTCAACTCTTCTATGAATCGCTTGCCGTCTTTTCTGTATCTACCCATGAACACTTGTCGTTCCCCGTCATCATAGCACAGCATGATCGACTTTGATTGCAGCCTATCAAGTGCTGCCTTCACGATCTCTTCATCAGTCATCTCCGATATGGGCAAACTTCGAAGCACACGAATATTTCTCGGCTTGTCAATCATGGGTTATTCTTTCAATTCACATTTGAATCCCCTGTCTTGCAACTCTGAAAACAGAAGCGACAACTTGGTCACATCGCCACACTCGACGATTAAACGGGTTGAGATTTCTTTCTTTTGCTCATCTTCCTGCTCTTCTTCATCTTCATCGAGCGCCGGGATTCCCCATTCTTCAATATCAATGTCATACTCTTCAATCAGCTCGGCGATGTTAGCTTCATCCCATTCGAGGTTTGCTTTTTGAGTAGCGTTATCAGCCAATGCCATTTCGCGACCGATGGGTGTGTCCAAATCAATATCCGTCCGCTTCACGGCTATTAGCTTCTTCCCGTCACTCTCAACGATTATCACGTCCTCGATACCAATGGCCGCGGCATTTTCTGTTGCCTTATTTCCCGCGATAATCCTGTTGTTCTTGTCAAGCAAGATTGAACGGCCCGCTCCAAACTTCCGCATCGAGTTCTCGATCAGGTGCTGCCCGTATTGAGTTCCCTTATTGGCGTTCTTGTCGTCCGGGGTTAATTTCGAGATATTTGATTCAACTACTTTTGCCATGCCTTTAAAAATTATGCTTATCAGGCTGTCTGAACGACCGTGTGATAGTTTCGCACCCCCTATTGGCCGTTTCCCTTACTTTCGATAAAAAAGAACGTAAACGGGCTTTAAACGCCCTCTTTTGAAAAACCGTTTCCCCCGAAAGGAAAGCGGGCGGTTGCGTTTCCCCCGACAATACCCCGAGCCACACCCGGCCAGTGAGCAAAATGATCAATCGTTCTTTTAGTGTTGGCCTCCAACATGAGATGCATTGCTTCCCATCACTCCACACGGCCAAGGAAGAACATTCTTCATCCGTCATACCGGGCGGCCTTTGCAATATCTTTGTTTTTTGCTTAAAATCAATTGGTTTCATACTTTTGTTTTAATCGTTAGCGATTTACAACAAAAATAAAAGGTGTATCAATACGATACACCTTTAATCAAAAAAAGATAAGTATGACTTTTCAACACTTTGCACGTATGGGTAGACCTGCAAATGCCCATGCCAACAGTGCCGCATCCCGCATTTCTTGGTTGCTTCTTTTATTGAAGCCCGTGAAATAAGCCAGTTCTTCACGTGTGATCTTCCCATCCGCTCCTTTCCATGTTTTGCGAAGCGGGAAGTGCTCGAGAACCTCCAATTCGTAATGTTGGCACATTTCAACAATCTTTCTTCCGACCTCGTGGTTACGCCCCGTGGAATTTCCTTTCGCGCTTGCAACACGTATATTGTCGTACCGTCGTAAATGCCAATTTGCCTTGGATAGCCACCCGGCTTCAACAACGACAATCAAGGATTCGTTTTTCTTGTCAATCGTGCGCTTTGCTCCCTGTAAGTAGTCGAGTAGCACCGGGAACGTGTAATCTTTGACGCTCAACTTCCGTGTTTTCGGAACCAAGTAGGCCACGCCGGACTTATCCACGTCCGGGTCGATAGCTATGATATGGTCGTACTTTTTCATTTTCTGTAATCAAATATTTTTCGTTTAACCTCACGCCGAAACATTGAGGCAAAAATTGTCCTTTCCGATTGATGGTGTGATTTTTGGTGCATTGCATCTTTCACTTTCCTAATCACCCCGTCTTTCTCGTATAAAAGCCCCCATTCTTCCGGTATCTCGTCAATATCAATCAGCCCGTCCGGGCAACAATAGAAGCGGAAATCCCCAACGCCTTGATCGGGGTGCTGCCTGAAATGCTTCTTCGCATCTGCGAGAAAGTCCACTCTTGATACTTTCACTTCAATCATCACCGTTGCCCACGAGTTCCAACCGAACACATCCGGCCTTTCTTGTGTTGCCGTAACCAGTTCCACCGCCACGTGTGGACAAGATGCCGGGTGAATCCTGCCGGGTTGATGCAACCAATCAGCTGCCAAGAAGCACAATTCACGGTGAGTTATCTGTTTTTTATTCATCCTGTTCTTGTGTTCTGATATGTTCGTTTACAAATGGTCTTCTTCAATGTCTTGCCACGTTTCACCGTCGAACGTGACAAGGTGTTGCGTCCTGTCGATCACAACCATGTTGTATTCCGGGTTGTAATTGTTTTCCGCATTGAACCAATTGGTGTATACCGCGGACTTTTCACCCGTTAGCGGGTCTTCAAATATTATTAAGTATTTCATTGTTCTCTTTTATTTGTTTCATGATCTCATTTGGTACATCCCAAAAACCTAATCTGCCCTTCACGTTCAGGATTGGTTTATTGAAGAGAATAGCATCGGTGGTGACCCAATTGTAGATCGGTTTATCGTCAACTATAATTTCCAAATCTTTCCCCCATTCGGTTGAAATTTCTGTTTTCTCTGCCCATATGCTTTCATGATTGATTACGCAATCCACGAAACGCACCGAACCGATGATAGCGCCACAATCTAAATCCTCTTCCTTGCGGTCATACACCCTGTTTGTGAGAAGATGCCACCAAAGGGCTGCCTGTTGCTTTTCGCTCAACAAGCTTAGAATTTTCCCGGCTGCTTTCGCGCTCGTGTGGATAAGAATCCGTTCCCCTATATATTTTTCAGGAAGGGGCCACGTTCTGTTTTCAATGTCTTTTATCCCAGTGCAAAGCAAGTACCCCCACGGCTGTTTTTCTGAAATAGCTTTTCCCATCATAACCGAACCTCCAACTCTTTTCCTGTTAATTCAAAATATAGATTCTGCAACTCGTGTAAATGTTCTGCTCTCAAATAGATGCTGTTCGTGTTTTCTGTTCTCTTGCCAAACCACATGTACCCAACAATGTCTTTCCCCGCTATTTCGTACATTATGTATATTGAATGAGTGGCCACGCCGGTCGGGCAAATCAAGTAGTAATTCTCATTTTTATCACGGCCGAAACCGCACTTCAATAACACTTCTTCCGTTAGGGGTACACCCTCGCAATACTCGATGTACGAGCCTCCGTACACCCCCTCCAGTACAACCCCGTGCCCATGCTTGCCTGTGTGGCGTATTTGCTCCACCCTGCCAACACCTTGAAGCGTCTTTACTATGTTTCCAATTCTCAATTCTTCTACTCTCATATTTTTTATCCGTTTAAAATTTCCACGATCGCTTTTGATGCCTCGTAATCTTCACGCCTGTTAGCATCTTCAAGCATTTGCCCTGTAATCTTGTGCCCTAAGCTCATATCTGCTTTGAGTATAATTTTGCACTTTTCATAGTGTCTGTTGTCGAATGCCATACTTACCAATCATTTGAATAAATCATTTGAATAAATCATTTGAGGTTCATTCCCAACAATAGCCTCTCTTATTGATATGTAATAAGGCTCTTCATCAAAATTGTTGTCTTCCCAAATAGCAATGGTCTCTTTATCCCATTCACTTTCCGGAATCTCCACCACATCGTCAAACTCTTCATCCCCGTATTCTTCAATGATGAAGTCTCTTATTTCTTGCTCTGTTTGTCCGGCATAACCGTAGATGAATCCATCTGCTTTAAATTCAATCACTTTCATTTCCTTTGTCTTTTTTAAAAATTCTATCAAAATTAGCCACCTGCCTTACTCTCATTATAGCCGCCAAATCAGACTTGCGCGCCCTTTTGTGCGGGAATAGACCTTTCATTAAATTCCTACTCATCGCTTTAATGTTTTGCGAACCCCTTGAATGCCAGTTTGAAAACGTCATATTTATGGCAAATAACATAGAACTGAATTTCTCGGTTTTCATTGCCAACGTCCGGGATTGACAGTGTGATGTACGATTCACCTGAAATGTGATTGCAATTACCTTCAATATCATTTTCATCTGATTCCGAAAAATACTCTTTCAGGCTTTCGTTTATTCGCCTCAACATCTTTTCCCCGTTAGGCTCAAAGTGTTCTTTTATCCTTTCTTGATTTCGTAGAGCGTAACGCATAATCAATTCGTGAAGATGTTGTAATCCCTACCAACACAATTCCCAGGAAGACTTGCCCGGTCTATTCCTGCCTGTTTCAGAAGAGTATCTTTGAAGTAGAACTTGTTGTCCGGGAATCGTTCCGTTAGAGTGCGAACGAACGCTTCCAATTCACGTTGCTTGTACTTCTTCCCTGCCATCAAGCCAACTTTGAACAGGTCGCAAGAAACGCGGGAAAGGTTGATAACCGCGAAGCTGTTTGAAAGGTCAATCACCGGCTCGATGGAAGCCCACACCTTGAACCCCTCGCGGTGAAGCTTATCCATTGCCTGTATCCGGGCTATGTTAGAACTTGCATTGGGTTCTCGCTCATCAAACCCCGTTAGAGTGAAGCCGTAAGCTATCAGTCCTTTTGCGTGATCTCCATACTCTTTGCTATCTCCAACCACCGCATCAACCCACCCGGTCATTTTCGTTAATACCTTGCATGGTATGCCGTGATATTGAGCTATCCCAATTGCATCTTCCGTCAACTCCCTTGTTTCAGGTAACATTGGGTCGGTAGTAAACGAAAAGAACAGCCCGTTTTTTTGCAAATCATCCTTATTAGCGATCGCCTCTTTTTTGAATATTTCAAGTGCGTGATCTTCGTTCTTGAAGTGCTTTTTCAAAGCGGGAACATTCCCGCCAAGTACACTTTTTCCCCGGCCTTTCTTCAAGTAGCAATAATCGCACTCATTCGAGCAACCCACGTAAAAGTTGCACGCCCAACCCGAGTACTCGCCGGCCTTTCCTTTCGGATTGTATATTGCTTTTCCTTTAAATTGTTTCATTGTTAGCCATATTTACATGTTTACCCACTTTTGAGGCACACCCGACCTTTCCAAGCTTGATTTAAGCCAAAAAACCGCCTCTTGTAGTCTATCTATCGCTAAATCCGTTTCACGGTTTTCCTTTAATGATTTCAACCTTTGAACCTCAAATTGAAGAGTGTTTCTTGATATTTCAAGTTCCATAATTTCCTTTTCCTTTATTGTCATGTTTTTTTACTTTCAATCGTTAATAATCTTCATAAATAGCAACCAGTGGGTGTTTTGAAGCTTCCCGGACTTATGCCCAATAAGCGGTTCGACTTGGATTGCTTTTAGAATCTTGCTCACGGGTATTTGATATTCATTCCACTTGAACACGAGTATGCCATCAGGCTCAAGCACTCTCATGCATTCGTCAAAGCCTTTTTTCAACAACGCTTTCCAA